ACCAGCGGCAATACGGCTGCAATATCCTACGGTGATATTACCGAGAATTTTTGCTCCAGCACCGATCAATACACCATTTCCGATCTTAGGATGGCGATCATCATCTTCTTTGCCGGTTCCACCTAAAGTGACTGAATGCAGCATGGAGACATCGTCCCCAACAACTGCAGTCTCGCCAATCACAATTGAATGCGCATGATCGATCATAATGCCAACACCGATGGTCGCGTTGGGATGAACGTCGATTCCAAAGACCTCTGACGTGCGCATTTGGATAAAATAGGCCATGTCCTTGCGGTCATTGTTCCAAAGCCAATGAGCGATGCGATGCGCCTGAACCGCTTGAAAGCCCTTAAAAAACAAGAGCGGCTGAATCAGTCGATGGCATGCTGGGTCACGCTCAAACACAGCAAGCAGATCTTTGCGCGCGGCTTCTCCAAGACTTGGATCGTCTTTATGCGCAACATCGACCATGTCTCGAAGAATGGATTCAGACATCTCACCGGAGCTCAATTTGAGTGCCAGACGATAAGAGAGAGCCTTTTCCAAACGCGCATGGTGCAGAACCCCCGCATGGACGCGCGCATTCGGATGTCGCGGCATCATCTCGTGAAACCGTGGAATTGGATCAACAATCTACAGGTCGTTTAACGCGCATGGATGCCATTGAGCGCAAAGCAATAGCGGATGCCACTCATAGGTTGCGACAGATTGAAACGACGCAATTAAACGCCGCCATCAAAAGAATTGATGACGGCGAATTCGGCTATTGCTCTGATTGTGGCGAAGAGATCGAAGCAGCCAGGCTATCACTCAACCCCATCCTCCAGAAGTGCCTCGATTGTGCGACTGGTTAGTACGTCAAACGGCCCTCGGAGGCACCAAAGTCGAAAAGTGAACTGCTAGTCGGATCACGCCCGTCGCAAACTCACCACCTTCGGCTGATAACAACAATGGTGTGTTGGAATAGTATGTTGTCGGTGAGCCGCTCATGCCCACAACATAGGAATTCAAATCCAAACCAAGGCCATAACCAAAGCGCTGGGGAGCCTCTCCGATGTCATCAATTCCAAGCTTCCAGCTGGTCAATGACCCCGTGAAACCTTGGATAATCCGACCAGTAACGCCGATGACCTGCGCGTTTTGAGGAATAATTGGAGCGGTAGAAGACGTCACTCCCGCCGTCAAAATATGATCCGTCTCAACGATTTCATATTCCGTAGCTGTTCCACTCTGAGTGGCTGCCAAAGTGGACTCAAGCCAGGCTGTTCCATCAAAAAGCTGCGTCGTGCCGGTTTCAATATTCGTCCGAAGGAGGCGTCGTGGTCGTACTGCTAACAATCCGCAGCTGGGCAACCGCATCCAGAATTGAAAGCGCTTCATTCACAGTCACGCTCTTTTGAGCCTGACTTGCGGACAATAAAGGCAGGTTAAACTGAGATGTTTCAGCCATCAAATGAGATCCTCTTAAATGGTCCGGGCCCGAATTGGGCTGAAACCTGTGCAACTTCAAATTGGAACGGGGTGGTCAAAGCATCTTCCTGCCTGTCGGCAAACACATAATCATATGTGGGTGCAGGTGCCCTGCCAACTTTCGCCGTCAATCCGCGTGCGACGCACCCAGTTAAGCTTGATATTATCGTTTGCGAGCAGCCGCGCTCTCAATTGAGCTGGCGCATAAGGGCGCAATCCGACACCTGCAAAAGCCAGTTTGAAATGCGCAAAACCCGGATCATCATACCCAATCGTAGAAGGTCCAATACGATAATGCCTGTTGATCAGGCATAATTGCATCGGTTCCGAATTGCCCTCTCAAAAACCCGGACAACTCGTACTCGCCCGCCCCCACCAAGACCGCATTTTGGAATTGAAGCAATTCCCAATCTGTCTGATCAGGAGCCCGAAGCGCCGCAATATTCGCTCCATTCAACACATCCTCACGCGTCTTACTTTCTAAGACCCCTGACGGCACACGAACAATCAATCGATCTGAAACGGACCACAAATCAGGCGCACGCTTTGGCAGAGCATTCTTAGTGGTACCCACAACCGACGGGGATTGTATCTCGCGATCCAAAACGTAACCGCTGTTGCTCGTTGAAGTGTAGACAGAGAGCGATCCCACCCAAGGACGACCAGACCCTGCAATATGAGGCGCATGCGCAACCTCCTCACCGGTGATCAAAGGAAGATCCAAAAATTCCACATAGGCCGGAGACGGTATGGCTAAGCTGGGCTCTTGCGGAGAGCGCTCGGTCGCTCCTCCGCGCTGGTAAACCCCATGCTCGACCCGAACCGCATGACAAGTCCGCGCTCTGGTCTCTTCAAGCCGGTCAATCCGGAAGAGCTTATCTGCAGCACCCTCTCCAAATGAAACGATATCCCCAACCGTTATGCCAAGCATGGATGGAGGAAGCGAGAATACGGCCTCATCCCGCGCAATATGCGCCTCTGACAAGAAACGAGACGCCAAATGCGACCCTTCAGTCGCGCTCAGAGCAATTGGCACCTCCAGACTTGTCACTATTGGCTCGGATTGATCCGGGATCACGGCAGTAGCCGCGCCTTGCTGATAAGCGTTCTCGGCCTGATAGAAATTAACTTTTACTTCTGAGGACAACTCCAAATCAGGAGTACGTGTGTAGCTGACCGCGTCAGTTTTCTGATCCGTCGCCAATTCTTTTTCGTCAACAGTCTGAGGCGTCGAACCCAATCTATTTTTAAAGACAATGTCTTCACCAATCTCACTGCATTCAAATCCATGGGACAACATAAGAGGTTGCAAGGATTGGCGTGCCGATTGTGTGCCATTGACGATGTAGCCCCGAACAGAGCCATGCAAGTTGCTAACATCCACATTCGAAAAACCTGAACGATCCGCAATCTGTGTGACCACAGCGGCCAGAGTTGCAGCCCGCCCAAATGTAAGCATGAGACATATCAACCATCGGCTGATTGTAGAGCACGGAAACGGGATTGGATTCAGGCTTCGACCAATGGTTCAAATGCGCCTGAAAATACCGATACTGGATGAAATCATCCCGACCACCCGTAGAATGATAAGGCACAAATCCTTCTGACGACTTAGCATCCACAAAAACATTGGGTTGGTTAGTGCCCTTATCAATCGCAGCACAGCCAAACTCGGTAAACCGAATAGGCTTGGACTGAGGCACCCATGATGTCGGAGAAACATCCCGATTGCCTCCGGGACGATTGTGATGCGGATTGCTCCACCAGGACTTTAAGTCCTGTGATGGTCCGCGTCCAAATGATCGGAACTGTCCCGCCAATCCGAAAGCGGCATATAATTATCGATCCCGATAAAATCGACATTCGCAGAAGCCCACAAATCATCCAGATGAAACCAAACGTCACCAGAGCCATCTTGCGGGTGATATCCAAAATACTCAGACCAATCGGCCGCATAAGAAATATCAACCGATGAACCCATAATCTGGCGAACATCATCGGCCAGAGAAATCAACTCATCGACGGCTGGAAAACCGCCCATGTGATCCCGAATCTGGGTAATGCCACGCAACTCGGAACCGATAATAAACGAAGCGACTCCACCCGCTTCGGCGCAGAGATGCGCATAATGCAAAATGAAGCGACGATAGCCCCAATCTTCAGGTCCGGAATAATCAACAACGCCATTCGAACGCGTAAAATCTGCAGGTGTGGCTCGTCCAAAAAACGCTTGAACCTGTTCCGGTGCGCGATCGGTCAGGTCAGAGGTACCCGCTCTTTCAGGAGCCACATCAAGTGTAATGCGCCCTCGCCAAGGAAATACCGGTTGTCCAAGAAGCCCTGAGTAAGGGTTGATCAGAGTGTTCTCCGGCCCGATATCCATCAGAACAAAAGGATAGAACATCACCTCATTGCCATCGGCCTTCAGCTTGGCAATAGCTTCCAAAACCGACGCATCACAAGTAGTTCCACCAAAGACAGATTTACCGTCAATACGACTGACCGCCTGCGCACTGGTTCTGGTTTCGCCAGACACGCGCCAAGGAATGGTATCTCCGTCAGTATCATTTTGTTCAACGCAAGGTCTCAGCGAACAAGAACCGCAACGCAAGTCGTCCCCAAACCAACTGGGCTGTTCTGATTGGCTGACCGCGACACGCCCTTGTCAAAATTGTAACGCACAGGCGTAGTAGACAGCGCGTATTCACCAGTTCCCGGAATGAGAGCAACGGCGTTTAAGGTGTCATATGGATCGATTAAAGGATCTGAACCGACCTCCTTAACGCGCCGAACAACCTCGAAATTGAATTGCGGAATGCGATTGCCGAACACTCCCAACTCGAGATTTTCAAATACAATATATGCGGTTCCACGATAAGCAGGCGCATTCCCCGCCCCCTCAATCGCTTCGATCAATGGATCGGGCATTTGCGTCTCGTCGCCCTTGTGCAGACGCCACGTTGTGTTTTCCAACGATATCTCGTTACCATCAGCCCAAACACGACCAATCCGCGTAACCTCTCCCTCACAAAGAGCCAGCGCCAAGGACACCGAATAGGAATAGGACACAACGGTGGTCCGGTTGCCCTTGTTACCGGTCTTTTGAGATGCTTTCTTCTTTCAACGGCGCGCGAGCCCGATCCCATGATCTTCTGATCAATTGCAGAGCCAATCGTCGCCCCGACCGCCTTTCCGATCACCGCTGTGGACAGGCCCAAAACAGTGCCACCGACAGAGCCACCAATGGCGGCCCCTGCAGCTGATAATACCAAAGTTGCCATTAAGAACTCCTAGCGGGGATCGCAAAATATCCGTCAACCCGACGGAGCCAAGGTGACGTCAACGCTGATTCCACAACGCCGTGTAACGAATATGAATGGATGAATGTCGGTCTTTCACGGGAGTCCTGAGCCAGAATACCCAAATGTTTCGCAGGGCCTGCATCCCGCATACGAAACAAGATGAGGTCTCCCGTATTTTGGGCACCATCCTCCAAATGGATCAGCAACTGATGCGCAGCCACGCTCAATCGTTCGCTATCTGCGACATTCCAATCAGAACTATAAACCGGCAAAACGGAAGGCTCACGACCATGCAACTCCCGCCAAATCCCGCGAAACAAACCAAGGCAATCCGCGCCGACACCTTCAAGACTTGCTTGATGACAGTAAGCCGTCCCAATCCATCGTCTGGCGATTGCCACAATGTTTGTTCGCCACAAAACGTCATCCATTTTTCAGGCTACCTCCATCATGAAGACCGCCAGAACTGGGGTATGCGGAGACCCAATCCTCTCCGGGCATTTGCGGAAACCCGCGAAAATTGTTGAAATTGCTGAATTTTATCCGGCAGGTATCCGCAGCTTTATCGCAACCAGCCACCAATTTGAATTGATCACCAACCTCGATCTCATGGGCTGCTTCACCCCAAATCTCCACGACCCGCTCAGACCCTTTGACATTATCAAATTTGACCTTACCAACAGCGCCCTTATTCGCTCCGGTTAACCATTCGAGAGTTCCGAATGAAAACCAGCCAACAGCAAAGCCTTCAATTCCAGCGGCCCATATAGTCCGGTTGTCTCTCGCAGATGCGACCTGCGCAATCACTGAGAGGCCCGGTGTGCGCAAGTCCACACCGCATTTTGCATCACCAAGAAGACGATCACATTCCGGAATGTAACTGCGCCCTACCGGCTTGTTGAGAACCTCAGACATGCCTCGAAGCTCGACCTCAAAGGCTCCTTTGCCCCGTTGGATCTCTCCAAGAAAACCGCGAAACAGAAGTACCTTCAGAATGGGGTCGGTCCAGTCAACGAGCCACAACCGAACAGCAGCCCGATCAAACAATCCAGCGCTTATGTCTTCCTCAGTCAATCCAACTGCACTCAAGGCTCCAACAGCTTGCGTATTATCCACGCTCAATCCGGTCGAACTCTCAATCGCCGCCGCATTCAGCCCTGTACCTGCCTGAAACTCAAAACCGTCAAACTGTAAATCGATGTCATGATCGGTGAATCCAAAATGCGCTCCATCCGAGCGTTCCACCAGCCAACACCGACAAAGAGTCGTCGCCCCGCTGTCCAATTTCGCCTGTAACCGAGGATCAATGTCACGCATCAGACACGCACCTCAACGACAGGAACATTGGGTATTTGACCTGCGGAAAAACTGGTCACACTGGTTTCGATTGTATCCAGTTCAAAGCGCACCGGAACATCAAACTCGAAACCGGCCGTCACGCTCACATCAACGCCCGGAGGAGTCGCAAAAGACACAACTCCGGTTGCACCATCGACAAAATAGTCGGAACCCTCAGACTGCAGTTGGCCGTTCAAAGCCACAAAAACCCGCTCAGAAACAGGCTTTTGGATAGGTCGCCAATACGTTTCATCGCCCGAGGAATAAGCCTTCCTCAAAGCAAAATCAGTGGCAACACCGTCACCCATCCCAAGATTCTGGTCCGTCGGAACGACGGCATCACTCGCCAAACAGGACTTACATCCCAACACCCGCATCATATTTGCGCCTCGAATGAGCCCAAACCGCATTCCGCTCCTCAAATCCGTTGTTGAGCGTAACAATGTCGGTCTTGCGTTCCGGCCCACCAGTCGAGCCCAGTGAGACCGCCGCGGGAAATCGAATTTCATGAAATGACATAGATGAATTCCTCAAAGATTGCGGTTACCGCGCGATATCGCACGGGTCAGTTGCGCCGCAACTTGCGTTTTGGATCGTTGAAAACTCTCAGCGTCCGGCGTGCTAATATTCATCGTCACATGCACAGCCGAACCACCACCACCTGTGCGCACGCCGAGCTTTCCATCAGCGCCGCGCGCCAATGGCATAATCGCTTCGGGCCCCGCCTCTCCCATGAGGCCTGAACCTCCGCGCATGGAAAAAGAAGTCGGCCCATCGACCACACCGCCATTCGCAAAGGCCCGAACACGACCTGCAGAAATCGCGCCGCCGTTCTTGAACGGCATAAAACCAGCCACCAGCGACGAAACGCCGCCCGTAACCGCCGCTCCGAGCGCGTCAGTCACAGGTGTCAAAGCACTCGAAAACGCCTTTGAGGCAATGCTCGAACCCAGTTTTCCAACCACATTGGAAAGCTTGTCACCATCAACAATCAAGCTGTCAAAAGCGGACCTCAGAGATGTTCCCACAGACTTAGACAAGCCAGTCGCCTGCTTGGAAGCCAGCGCCATGGAACGGGTCATCTCCTCCACTTCCACGCGAAAGGTCGAACTGACGGCCTCGGTCCCGGAGATACTGGTCTCAATATCCTGTAAGGCCGTTTCCAACCGCTGTGAGCTATCTTCAAAATCCGCCATAATTACTCCGATTTCTTATCAGGGAACTTCAGCATCAATGCATCAAGACCCGCACTTCTGACCGCAGCCGACCGTTTGTCTTGGCCGCTCATCATCATCAATTCCACTGGGGTAAGGCTCCAGAAAACCTCTGGAGACAGACGCAGGTCACACAATCCAAACCGCATCAAATCATCCCATGAAATCCCGTTCACGGCGCGTCCGATCCAAATGTGAGCGCCAGGAGGTGAGCTGCATTCTTCGCCGCAGATAGAGGTCCGCCGCCAATGCGTGCATCCCCCACTTCCTCAAAAGACACCTCCCAACCGCCGCCGTTGAGGCCAGCCCAAAGCAACAACAAAAGATCACGCGCCTTGAATTGACCAGTCTCAAAGCCTTCAACCAGATCGACCAGAGACTTCGCCCCCAGCCCATCCTCAAGAGCCGCTAAGGCCCCAAGCGTCAGACGCATTACGCGAACCTGACCGTCGACTTCGATCTCCACTTCACCACGATGCCGATTAATCATCAGATGGCCGTGAACTGAAGCTGACCGCCTGACGCCAGAGCGATCTCATAGACAGCCTCTCCGTCATGATTACCCGAATACTCGATGGAGGTGATCTGAAACGGCCCTTCCACAATCCCGAAGTCGGGTACGAAAATCTGGAAATCCGGCATCTCTCCACCAAAAAAGATCGCCCGAGCACGCTCGTCAGACGCCTGATCGCGAAAAACACCGGAACCGGTTATCGCCGCCGAACGGCCGCCACCGCCAGCCAATAGTTCGCGCCAGCCACCTTCGCTCCCCATGTTCGTCACATCAATCGTCTGAGCGTTCAGCGTGATCCGCGTCGCCCGCAAACCCGCCATCGTCTGAAACTGACCGGCGCCATCCATATCGACCTTGATGAGAAGGTCCTTACCATTTTGAGCAGTCATAAAGTTTTTCCCAAATTATGATGATGTGTCTTCAACAAAGGCACGGAAATTCAATTGAATGGTCCGCCGCGACGGAGGAGGTCCAACCACTGCACGAGCCTTCAAAAATCGCAGATAAACAAGCTGGCCACGGCTCAAAGGCAATTGCGCATCCAACAGAACGTCACAAATGGCTCCGGCAATCGTCTTACCGGCTTTAAAGCCAGCAGCATTGGAATGAACCACGACCGTAAAATCATGAACCGCCCCGTCCGTGGTCGCAGTGCCCGCGTCCTTCACGGTCTCCCCGCCCAATGTCACGTAATCAACGGGACTATCGTAGGTCTCCAAGGGAAGCGGCCCATCGTAAATATGGCCGTCAACAAGAGCTTGAAGCCCGGGATCTCCAGTAAGCACTTCGTAAACCGCCCGCTGCAATGGAGCTGAAAGCGCATAGGTCATTCGCCCATCCCTTCTTCAGCCCAGCAATCTAAATAAAGTTGGCTCTTATTGTTCTCGGAGACCGCGGCAATTCCGTAAATGCGCGTCCCATCTCGAAACCTCTGGTCCGGTCTCGGGCGATCTTCAAGATCAAGCCTGCGGTCTAATTTGGGAGAAAAGGTCAAGCGCCACCCCCAGACAAGCGATGAACACGATAAGGTTCCAAAAGAGTCAAAACACCCGTTGGAAATTGACCAGCCGAATGACCAGTCCGATCCTCATAGTGCTGAGCCGCCAACTTCAAAACGGCTTGACGAAGATCCGCAGGTATTGCGTCCCAAGACGCCCCATAACCAGCCTCAAAAACGATCTCGACGCTTCCGTTGAACAGGAGAAACCGGCAACCTCTGGGTGTTTGGATTGCTCCAAGCATAAAGCCCCCAGGAAAATCGACGTCGGAACAGTGCTATGCCCAAACGCGCTTCAATGGCTGCCAAGGCCGCACGCAAATAGGTCTCCAAAATGGAATCCTGATCGCCGGAGTCGGAAAAGCCGGAACCCAAATTCAGATGTTCCGAAAACGCTGTGACCGGAATCGCGCTCGAAGGCCATGTCGACCGAACGATGGGCACAAACCGGCAGAAAAAAGAAGTCCACCTCCGCACCGCAGGGGAAGGGCGGAGCAGCAAACAGGGCGATGCGAAGGTGGCGAGATAAGCCCGGCCCAACACCGGACACTCCCGTTGATGACGCAAGAGCAGTTCAGGTGCGCGGCCCATTTACGACCGCACACCCTCGATTTAGCTCGTTGCGAATTTCAATAGTTTGATGGCCGCAAAATCGCTGACATCACCACCAATACGTTTGGTTGCATAGAACAACACATTCGGCTTGGCGGAGAAGGGATCGCGCAAGATACGCAAATCAGGACGCTCGGCGATTGTATAGCCGGACTGGAAATCACCAAAAGCAATCGCTGTGGCATCACTTGCAATGTCCGGCATGTCCTCTGCAATCAACACCGGATAACCCATCAATCGCGCAGGCTCTCCATTTGCGAGACCATCGGACCACAAGAACCGGCCATCCGCATCTTTCATCTTGCGAACCGCACCTGCGGTCTTTGAATTCATCACAAACGTCGCATTGGCCCGATAACGCGCACCAAGGGAATACACCAGATCAACAATTGCATCCGCTGAGTCAATCGAGCTGAAATCGCCATCCGCTCCCGTGGCCACATACCCAAGATTGCCCCAGGTCCAACCGTCATCCTCAACTGCCGAATAGTTCAGAAAACCGGTCGGCTTGTCCGCACCGTCTCCGGTGATAAACGCCCCGCACTCCGCCCGTGAGAACCGGTCAGCAATACGCTCGGCCAACCAACCCTCAACATCAAACGCGCTGTCATCTAAAAGACGTTGAGAGGCCTTAGGCATCGCGGAAAGCTCATGCAGCGGGATCGAAATACGCTCGATCTGCGGAGTAGTCGTCTCGGTAGACGCGTCCGCCTCTGTGGCCCAAGCATAACCAATATCAGCCTGATCCGTGAGCACATCAAAGGCAGTACTGTCCACGGCCACCACATTGGCAATGGCACGAATAGAAGACGCCCCGCGAAGCACATCCGAAATACGATCCGACGTCACCGGATCCACAAGAAATCCACCATCAGCATTGACGGAAGTGTTCAGCCCTTTGCCCTCAACCTCCAGATGGCGCAGACCATCATCATCGCCGGAGCGAAGATAGGCCGCAAAAGCTTTCTGATGCGGAGCTTCAAGGTCATTGGCGTGGCTTAGAGCGGGCCGCGAGGCGGCGCTATATTTGCGATCAATCATGGTCAAGCGATCTTCCTGTTCTTTAATACGAGACTTAAGTTCAGTTTGGAAAACATTGAAATCAGTAAAAAAATCAGTCATGGCCGCCTTGACCTCGGCAGCAGGCTTATGCCCCCCACCGGCCAAAGGCGAGCTGGCCTTACGTTCAGCTTTGCTCATCAATTGTCCTCTTGGATCAATGACGCGTCCCCCATCAGGAGTAACGCGTTGGGTTGAAAAAACTGACGTCACTCGCGCGTCAGCATGGAGCTGGCAGACGAGAAAACATCTGCCAGAGCGCGCGCCAATGCGCCGTCATCGTCATCGCTGACCGAAGACTGCACCCGCGCTTCGGGAAGCATTGGAAATGTCACCAATGATACCTCCCAAAGGTCTAATTGCTTCAAGGATCGCCCACCGTCTTGGGCTTTGGACGCTTTCACAGTCCGATATCCGATGGATAGCCCGTCAATGGCCCCTGCCCGCAGCAGCGCCAGAGCCTCGGCACCGGCACGGACTTCTTCGAGAATTCGGCCAGAGACATAAAGCCCCTTCTTATCCTCAAACACCTGATCCCATCTCTACACAATCACCGCTCTGATCACGCGCGCCGAACAAGGACGCATAACCAACAATCCGATTTTCCTCTGACAGCCCAATCTGAGATCCAAGCTGCACGAATTTGGTCTCCGGAGGGCCGGAGACTCGATCTTTGTAATACATAAGTGAAAGCCCCTAATTCGGGTTGAGTTGAATAAGTTGATAAACCGCTTGGGTCAGAACGAATGCCGCAATGCCATAAACCGCCAGCCAAAGACGCTTCTCCAAACGCTCGAGCATCGTCTCAATGACCATCAATCGGCGCTCCAGCCCCTTCCATCGCTCCTCATTGACCTTTTCGATGGTATCGACCTTGGCCGCAGTTGCGTTGAAAGGTTCGTAGAGAAATCTCGAACCGGTCTTTTGCTGGTGTTCCTGGCTCATTCATCTTCCGCCAATTTCGGCAATCCCAGCATGGCCCGTTTCTCCGCATCGGTCAGAAAATCAGCGCCTGTAATCCGCTTCCATTGCGCATCCCGCTCAACGGTCAACGCAGGCACATTGTCCAGATCCGCTTTCAGCGTAAGCCCATCCTCAAACCAGCCACCCAACCAATTGGACAGTCCAGAAGACACTTTGTTCACCAAGGGCAGCACCGTCAGGCGATAAAACGCCCGATTGGCCTCCTGATAATTCGAATAGGTATTGTCACCAGGCAGACCGAGCAGCATCGGAGGCACGCCAAAAGCTAACGCAATCTCTCTGGCCGCAGCCTCCTTGGTCTTATGGAATTCCATGTCCGAGGGAGAGAACCCCATCGGCTTCCAATCCAGACCGCCCTCCAAAAGCATCGGTCGACCGGCATTGCGCGCACCCATATGATTGCTCTCCAACTCATCAATCAAACGCGAATACTGATCATGACCAAGCGCCCCCATGCCATCAGCACCCTTATAAACTATCGCACCGGACGGCCGCGCCGCATTATCCAACAGAGCCTTGGACCATCCAGACGCTGAATTATGCACATCCAAAGCCGCCGCAGCCGCTTGAAGGGGCGAAAACCCGTTGTGGTCATCTTGAGGGTGAAACGACTTGAGATGAAGGATCGGGGCCACGTCTCCGCGCATATCAAATCGCACTTTCTTGGCCCCGACGCTATACTCATAAGCAACCGGCCAACCGTCTGAACCGGGTACAACCCGCATCCGATCCGAACGTAGTATGTCATTAGGCTTGCGCAAAAGCGATAACAGCGGGTGCACATCATAGCGCCGCTCCGCATCCTGAAGCACCAAAGGCACGGTCGAGGCAGCCTCGGCAATCATCTTCACACATCGAAACCCAACCGGATTGCCCGCAAAACCATTGCGTACGAGCGACCCAGTATCACGACCAGACCAAATCGCACGGCCAGAGCCATGAAACTGGACCAACGGAGCCGTCTGGGAGGCTTTCGTCTCAATGGGTGCGGGTTCTGCCGCACGAAATATCTGAAAAACCATTCAGTTCAGCTCCTTGGAAATTCAATTTCAATAAATTTGAACAATAGAGAAACCCGCGCGCATTGAGCGCGTTTCACAATCTAGTTTCGATCAGGTTCAGAGTTGTTAACCGACCGTACGCCGCCTCTTTCAACGCCGAAGATCAATCATGAAGTTCAAAGCGACCGTATATGGGGCGCCCGATAAGATTGAGCAGGCGCGACCATAAGATCCGTCAAAGCCCAAACTAAAGCATCGACGCGGTCCGGACTGCCCAACCCGGTATATCCGCCACGGGTAATCTGGCACATCTGATCCTCCAAATCACCAAAGCCGCCAATGTGAAACACGCGACCCTGTTCATACAGAGCCGATACAGGCTCGGCCCGCGCAACTTTGCCACGCGTCGCCCGAACACCCTTATAACTGGCCAAGGGATCAATCTGACGCACCAATGTCTCGACCAGATCGCCTCCTTGGTTAACCTCGGCAACCAAACGGTCCGCTCCATATTTGTGATAGAGGTTCACCGCCCTCTCAGCCCATGCCGTAGGGCTGGCCGCAGACATCGTGCCATCCTCCAAAACATAAGACCGCCAATCCTGAGGCGGACCCTCCATCGTCACGCCAACAACCATAATTCCACAATCATCAGAATACGTATTGCTCGTCACCGGCGGATCAACCGCCACAACAACCCGATCCAACTCTGGAGACTCAGCCAAACGCCCTGCATCAATCGCATCACGAGACCATAAAGCCCCTTCCGTGTCAGACAACAA